GCAGCGACGGTGAAGTTCAGCGTGACGTAGGAGTTGACGGGGCCGCTGAGGGAGAGGTTCGGGTTGACGCTGAGAATGAATGTGCCGTTGGCCTGGGTGAAGCCGCCGGAAGGGTTCTTCGTGACGGTGCCCGAACTCGCGGCCACGGTCAGGGTGTCGGCTCGCGTCTGGGTGCTGACGGACTTGACGGCCGTCCAGAGGGCGCCGCTGTGGTCGACGACTTCGCCGCCCTGGTAGGTGAGGTCCTTGTTCCAGTCGGGATACTTGGGGTTGGCGAACGTGCTCTGGTCCTGGTTGAGCATGAGGTTGCTGCTGTCGTCGATCTCGACGTCCCAGCCGGTGAGGGTATTGATGAGGTCGGCGATGCCAGCATCTGTGCCCCGGCTTCTCGCCAGGTCGACAGCCTTGCGGGTGTGCAGCCGTCGTCGGAGGGGTTCGTCGCTGACCTCGGTGGACACACCGAACTGGTGCGCCAGGTGCTCGATGGCACTGTTCGGTGCCGTATCGATCCGCCGCAGGTCTCGCAGGATGCCTGTCTCGGTGGCGATGGTGTCGAGCTGGTGCCCGAAGATCGAGAGGAACTTGAACAGCTCGGGGTTGGTGACACCGTCCTCGTAGCCAGTGACCTCGGTGGTGTCGAGCCGGTAGGCGCGCGGGATCGACTCGTACAGGCGCAGCGCATAGCGCGTGTCAAGTACGGACAGGCCGGCGGCGGCGCCGGCCCGGACCCAGTCCTCGGTGAGGGTGGCGGGCTCCCAGTAATTGGTGTCGCTGCCGGGGGTGATGCCGGTACTGCCGGCCATAGCGGCGTAGTTCACGCCGTTGTAGCTGACGACGTCGCCGGCTGCGTACGTGGCGGTGCTCGACCAGGCGGTGACACCTAGGAAGATCCCGTAGTAGAAGACCCGCCCCTGGGGCAGATCGAGGTCGTCCCAGGTACGGCCGGGAGCGCTCTGGGGGATCTCAACGAGGACCGTGCCGTCGTCGCCGTGCGCCGGCACACCGTAGGCGTTGCGGACGATCCGCAGGACGCTCCATGTGTTCTGGGACGCGGCTCCCCAGGCGAGCTGGATGTGGCCGGGAGCGACGGACGTCGCGGTGACCGGCTCGACGCTGTACTGGACTGCCGTGTCGGCGCCGTACAGGCTCTTGCCGTAGTAGTCGTAGCCGTACACGGCCATGTGTATGTCTCCTGGGGGTGATCCGTGTTCAGGCCGACGGCAGGGCCGGGTCGATGTCGTCGATGGGGCGGCTGGTCATGTCGCCGGGCAGCGCGCGGATGTAGGTCATGCCGCACCAGGCCCAGGCGGTGATGTTGCCGACCGGGTTGGGGTAGCTCGCGCGGTTGTGGACGCGCATGGAGTCCATGTGGCGGATCTGGAGCTGGAGACGCTCGCCCTGGAACCACTCACCGCTGTAGGTGAGGTCGGCTCGGTGGTAGCCGTGCGTGCCGCGCGGGTTGGTGGACTCCCCCGTTGCCACGTCGGTGTCGTGGTCGGAGAGGTACATGCGCGCGTAGCACATGTGGTCCAGGGTGTTGGGCCCGGTGGGGATGGTGGCGATCAGGCGCATGGTGATGATCCACCACCCGGTCTTCGGGCAGGTGATGGTGGGGCTGGTCGTCCAGGGGAAGAACTTGGTGGGGATGCCGAGGTCGGTGAACTTCCGGTTCCAGGAGACCGGGTGCCAGTCCTTCGTGATGTCGACGTCGAGCTGGTCGACGGTCGGCGCGATGGAGCTGCCGGTGGAGCGGACGGAGCCGACGGGGAGGTTCCAGCCGGTGTTGCTGGCGTCGACCAGTTCGTTGACGGTGGTGGCGACCTGGTCGTCATAGCGCTGCATGGCGTCCAGCCGGCTAGCGACGTCCTTGTATGCGTGCGTCTTGCCGGCAGCGTCGGTGTAGATCTGCGGCTTGGCCCCGAAGGCCGTCTCGACGCCTGTGAGTTCGTCCTGGATTTCGTTGACGTCGGCGGCCAGAACGAAGTCCCGGCCGTCCTGGTGCGTCGGGAACGTTCGGATCGCGTTGGGGTAGACCTTGCTCATGGGTGTCCTTACTGGCCGCCGTCTGAAGTGATGTAGATCTGGCCGGCCACGGGGATCTCCCAGTCGCGGCAGATGATGTCCTGGACGCCGGTCTGCTGTCCGTCGGCGCGGGCCAGGAGCGGCATGGTCACGTACTCGACTCCGGGGACTGAGTCGAGGAGCGCGAAGAGCTTGGAGGCCGGAATGCGCTGCCCGAAGGAGGAACGCTGGCTGGACAGCAGGTCCTGAAGTGCCTTCTGCGCGGCCAGAATGACTTCTGAGGCCCGGAAGGTGGAGTAGATGCCAAGGACCACGGGGCTGCTGGGCGAGCCGATGTTGACGCCGACGAGCGTGCCGGGGACGACGTCGACATAGACCCCGGTCAGGGTGCGTTCCTGCACATAGCGAGCCGTCGCTGTGAGCTGGTCGTCGGAGGGCACCGCATTGTCCGCGCCGACGGTGGCGATGGTGATGGCGCTGTAGTGGGCGCCGATCGCCTTGGCCTTGGCGTTGCCGGGGACGGCGACGGCCAGGTCCTCGAAGTCGCGCAGGCTCACAGCTCTGTCCTGGGCGCGAAACGCCTTGGGCGCGTTGGTCCGGATCGACTCGGTGCTCTCAACTTCCCGGCCGCCCGTCATGGCGGAGGAACTGGCGATGTAGACGCCGGCGATGCCGACGGAGACGTCGATGATCTGGTTGGCGTCGATGTTGCCGCGGGCGCCTCCGCCGACGCGATAGGCGGCGTAGATGGGGACGTCCAGATCCGGGATGGCGCCGAGCGTGCCGTCGCCGAAGGTGATCGTGACGGTGCCGGTGTCTGAGCTGGTCAGCGTGAACAACTTGTCCGTAGCGGCTGCCGTCAGCATGTCGTTGGAGACCTGCCACTCGACCGGCACGTCACTACCGACGAACACGCGGACGCTGTCGACGAGCGCGGGTGCGGAGGGCAGCACGAACGACTGGCTGCCGGTGCCGTCGGATGCGCCGAGGCTGTCGACGAGGACGAGGGTCTCCGTGACCGTGCCAGCGTTGAGCGTGATGGTCTGTGATCCGGCCGTCGCGCCCTCCGTGACGGAGATCGTTGCGCTGCCGGCGGCAGCCGGGACGGTGACGGCCGCGTCCGTCTCGAAGGTGAGCGGAGCGTCGAGGCTCTCGATGAAGGCGGTGGTCACCTGAGTGCCGGCCGGGATGATGACGTCCGTCGTCTGGGTCGCGTCGGTGACGAAGGTGACGGATCCGGTGGCCGGGGCCGCCGCAGCCGGTGAGTAGCCGAGGAGTGCCGCATGGGCGAGCACTGAGGAGCGCTGGGTGGCGGTCTCCAGGAAGGCTTCACGCGCGGCGGCGTCTCCGTAATACGAGAGGATGTCGCCCATGTAGGCAAAGAGGTTGACCAGCAGTACGCCGAAGTCTGCCGTGTTCCGGCCGGACCATTCCGGGTAGACACGGGTGGCGTGGTCGAGCATGGCTTGCCGGAATCCCTCGAAGTCTTTCGAGGTGTAGTCGATAGCCGGCGAGCTGGACGTAAGATCCGCCACGGTGAGTTTCTCCTGAATTGGGACAGCGGAATGAGTCCCAATTCGTGCACCGTATGTGGATCAGTTTATGAGGCGCGCATGCCCGAGTGTTATAGGGAGCCACCTACTACGCGCCCACCGGGCATGATGCGTACGCTCTCCGTCTGCTGCACCTCGGAGGCTGGTGTGGTGCTGAGCGCAACGTCGACCTCAACGTCCACGATGCCCTCCTGGTCGTCGTTGACCACCGGGCGTATGTCGGTGATGACGGCGCCCGGCTCCCAGCGCGCCATGGCGTCGCGGACCGCATCGCTGACGATGGCTGGCGCGACGGGGTCGCTGGGCCTGAACAGCGCGGCCGAGACGTTGGAGCCGAAGGCTGGCTGTCCGACGTACTCGCCGGGCACGGTGGCCACCACGGCGCGCGAGCGCTGGACAAGCATCTTGTCGGGGTTGGTGAGGACGGCCACCCTGCCCATGGCGTCGAGCTGGAAGGGCATGCGCATCTGGATGACGCCTGCACCGGGGTAGCCGGCGACGCTCGTTACGGTCTCGGTACCGGCACCAGGCTGGACCGTTGAGCCCGAGTCGGGTCGGCTCTGGGGCCAGGTCTCGGCGATGGCCGCCATGACCGCGGAAGTGTAGGTGTAGAAGACGTCGGTGCGCCGCGAAGAGTCCGCGATGGACGCCAGAGTCAGATCCCCGCCGAGGTAGAAGCTCTCCCGCAGTCCTCGGCTCAGTTCGAGCTGTACGCCCTGGCCGCGCGAGTTGCGGTTGGCGATGTTCAGCGCGTCGTTGCCGTCGATCTCCTGCGGGGATGCGGAGACGGTGAAGCCGGCCGCGGTGAGGCGCTTGCCGATCGCGGCCCCGAGTTCCGTGTCCAGGCCGCCTAGGTAGGTGACCGCGTCGCTGCCACTTGTCCCGTGCCACGACACCGTCCACTCGACGTTGCGCAGGACCTGGAAGATGGTCGGCTCGTCGAAGCGGGTGCTGGTGATGTGCAGCGCCGAGTTGCCGCTGCTCATGACGCCCTGGAACGAGTAGGAGGAGCTGCTGAGGGTGGTGGCGCAGTAGTCGGCGAGCTGGGTGGTAGGTGCCTCGATGCCGCCACCGTGGATGGCGATGTTCGCGCCGCGTGCCCCGGTGACCACTCGCGAGGATATGAGGTAGTCGGTACCGAGGGTTTTGTGCGCGGCCAGGTCGGCGTAGTTGGCGTAGGTGTCGGCCAAGGGACTGGTCCTTACGTGATGGTGCCCAGGTGGACCCGCGCGTTGACGTAGAAGGCGTCCCCGGCGTTGCGGGTGAAGCCGGCCGGCTTGTCGAAGTGCACGGCGCCGATCGCGTTGACGTAGCCCCAGGTAGTGATGAATGTGCCGTCGGTCTTCTGCTCCACCACGGGGTAGCCGACGCGGTAGTTGGGGTTGTAGTAGCCGCTGGGAACGGTGAACGCCGTTGATGTTGCCGCGGGGTCGGTGACGGTTAGGGCACCACACAGGTGGAGATTGCCCCAGGCGTCCCTGCGGTACTGGATGGGCTGGACGCCTGTGGTTCCGCCGAAAGCAGTGGTGGTTGCCCAACCGGCAGTCAGTGCGGGGTCGGTCCAATGGTCGCTGCTGAGCAGTGGGTTGTCAGCCGACACCGTCATGCCGTCGAGGGCACCCGCGGCGATCTGGGGTCCGGTGATCTGCCCTGGCTCGGCTGGCCAGTACACCAGGCGCCGGCCGCCGCCATCGTAAGTGGCCCAAACGCGCTCGCCGACGGTCGCCTGTCGGGTGACCTGTCCGGAGGGGTAGGCCCAGCCGGTGACGGCGTCACCCGAGACCTGCGGGATGCGCAGACGAACACGCCCGAGCCCCTGAGGATCCTGGGCATGCGTGACGATGCCGGCATAGATGTCGCTGTTGGTAGAGGCCAGTGCCATGGTCAGGCCCTCCCAACGTGCTGAGCGCGCCAGCGCCCGTCGATCAGTGACGTGCCGTCCGGTACGGCGTCGACCAGTCCGGCCTTGGGGACGTAGTCGAGTCCGTCGATGCGGTTGCGGCCGAGGGTGACGTCGGTCCAGTAGACGCCGGCTGTGGGCTGACCTGGCATGACGGAGATGCGGTGCGTCGTCGAACGGATCATCCACGGCCCCGGATCGCTGGGTCCGAGCGCACTGCCGTCCACCTCCAGCTCGACACCGGGACGCAGGCGGCAGTCCCCACGCACCGTGGCCTCCGCGTGCACCCACAGACGCTCACGGCGGGCCTCGGCAGCGAGGGCCTCAGCAGCCTCCGCCTGAGTCGTGAAAGGCCGGCCGGTGCTGTACTGGGTGACGGTGGCGTCTTGTGTCCCGTCGGCGACGACACGGACGAGCGCGCCCGTGGTCGTGTTGAAGGAGTAGCCCTCACGTCGGGTGCGCATGCCGCCGAGGGGGTCCAACTGCCCAGCCGTCGACTTCCAGTTCTTGACCGTGTCGGTCCGCGCCTTGGCGTACTCGAAGGTCAGTCGGTCCTCCCCCGTCTCACGCAGCGACACCAGGGGGTCTGTGAAAGCGATCGTCGACCCGCTCGGGATCAGCCGGTAGCCCACTTCGTCGGCCAGGTCCCGCAGGAACGTGAAGTCCGAAGTGGCCTGCTGGGGAAGGTTGTCGAACTGCCGGTTGCTCTGCTGCACCTGCGGTCGCAGGCCCGCGCCTCGGGCCAGGTTCCGCGCCACGTACGAGGCGGTCGCCGACGACCACAGTCTGTTGGACTGCGACTGCATGTAATACGTGGGACCGATGCACGTGTAGACGACGGGCACCTGCACGGACGCGGTGACCGACTGGTGGATGTCGCTCCCCTGTACGGCGACCGACGCGACGTACCCGTAGTACGGCGTCGAGCGGACAGTGTCGCCGAAGCGCAGTGCGACGGGTGTGCCCTCGGACATGACGCCTGCGGCGTCCAGTGACCATCCCGACCCGCTGGAGGCGCCGCGCTGCACCTGGTGCAGCACCGTAACCTGCGCAACCTCGTGCAGCGATTCGCCCTGGGTGATGGTCACGTCCGTGACCCATTTCCTCCCGCTCAGCGCGGGAGTATCCAGGGCGATGATCGGCCACTTGCTAGACAATCGGGATCCTAATTCTTGTGCCGACGGTTATGTCCGTCCAGTCCAGGATCTGAGGGTTGACGTCCGCTATCCGCCACCACTGGGAGGCATCGCCGTAATTGCGGTACGCCACCAGATCCGCCCGGTCACCTTCAACCCAGGTGTATATCTGCACGGTCACAGAAAGCACACTCGGGCTCTTCGGAAGAATGACATTACGGGACTTCCCAGCACTTCCGGTAATGATGGTTGTGACGCTGGACGCATACCTCGAATTCGCCGTAATCACAGTGCCGGGTTGTCCTTCGTCTGGAGGTCCACCGTGAGGCTCATGGCACACCGCTGCGGGACCATGTCTCGGGAGAAGTGGGTGTATGTGACCGTCAGGCCCGTGACGACGCCGTAGTAGGACAGGTTGTTGTTCCCCAGGAAGCCGGCCGTGGTACCGCCGAAGTAGAACGTGCACGGGTTCGGCTGCATCGCCTGGAGGACTTTCGCCTTCGCGCCCTTGGCGGTGATGTCGTAAGCCCCGGTGATGTTGTAGACCGCCTCCACGTCAGCGAGGACGCCCTTGATCGCCGGGGATTGGAGGTCCTTGGCGCCGCCCGCGTACATCTCGTAGGTCCGGTCGAAGAGCAGGTCGAAGGACAGGGTGCCGATTCCGCCCGCACCGATCTTGTTACCGTCCACTGACTGCTGGTCCGCGGTGAGGGTGTAGCCCTGCTGGTGGCTGATCGTGATGGTCGACGGGTTGAACAGGAAGTTCACCGAGAGCAGGCCGGCCTTCACTGTCTTGTCGTCGCGGATGATCGCGCCGCGCCAGAACGTCGTGTCCGTCTTGCCAGTGAGGCCGAGATGCGGGAAGGCCCGCATACGGCTGTCGAACTGAGGGTTGCTGAGGCTAACCATCAGACACCAACTCCGAGTTGCTTGATGCGCTGGTCTGAGGCGATGTAGTCGACGACCTTCTTGGCCGCGTCGGAGGCCGCGCGGTCGGTCATCGCGCCGGTCACGTTGATCTGGATGGCGCCCTGGGCGAAGGAGAGCGACACTCCCCCGCCGCCCTGGCCACCGCCGAAAGCGGAAGATGCTG